AAATACTTACTTAAATACACTAGCGGTTAATAATTTAGAACCAGCAAGAGGAGGTAAAGATGGAGATACTTTAGAAGAAATAAGACAAAACTCTTTGAGAGCTTTTTCTGAACAGAGAAGAACAGTTACATTACAGGATTATACTGTTAGAGCTTTATCATTAAATCCTAAGTTTGGAACAGTAGCTAAAGTATACGTAACTCAAGATGAACTTACAAGTACTAAATCTCAAACTGATGCTATTATAGATAGTAACCCTTTATCTCTATCGATGTATGTATTAGCATATGATAATAATAAATTCTTAGTACCTGCAACACAGACTTTAAAAAATAACCTTAGAACTTATGTAGCTAACTATATGCCTATAACTGATGCCTTAAATATAAAAGATGCATTTGTTATAAACATAGGAATAGATTTTGATATTTTAGTTAGACCTAATTATAACGGAAGAGATGTATTAGTTGCTTGCTGTGACGCATTAAAAGAATATTTTGAAATAGGAAAATGGAATATTAATCAACCTATTAATATATCTTTTCTCTATACGTTATTAGATAAAGTTACAGGAGTTCAAACAGTTAGTAATATAAGAATAGAAAATAAACAAGGCGGTAACTACTCAGAATATGCGTATGATATTAAAGGAGCTACT